CATATCTTTAAACCCCATATTTTTATTATTGCTTTTTACAAATACTGGAAAATGACTAGGCATTTATTTCTCCTATAAATAAAATTTTAAAATACCAGATAGAAATATAAAGACTGCTATCCCATTAATAAATACTAAGGCTCTATCGTGCCATAACATTCCTACTATTAGCCAGCCAGTTACTCCTATTAAGTGAAGCACTATGTTAAACGGTTCTAACCCACCAATAGAAGTAAGCGACATAGCTATGAGTAGTATAAAACTCGATCCCCATTTAATGTACCACGATATATCGTACTTAGGTGTCAAAATATTACTCCGTGTATTACTGCGTTAAGTGCTAGTGTCATAGCTATTATTAAACCTATTGTAAGTAGTAAATTGTTTCCTTCATTCTTCATGACAAAAATTCCTAAACCATTTGCATTGATTGTTATCTCGACAAACTCTTTCGTGCTTGGCGGTTTCCCAACAGTCAGACTTCCATGGGTCTGTATATTTCTTTACTAGTCTTTCCCATGTATCGTCTATAGTCATTAGGCCTGCAAGTGGTAACACTAGCATTAGCATTACCACCCAGAAAAAAGCCCAACCAAATCCTTCGTTATGATACGCTTTCATACGTCAATACCTTTCTCCTCATAGTACTTACCTACATGATAAGCAGCAGCTTCGTATAGTTCGGTTATACTTTCATTTAGAGTTTCTTTAGAAACTTTAAGTTCTTTTAGTTTGTTTATTAGTTCTGTTGCAAGATCAGTACAGCATGCATCATATCTTCTTTCAACTATTTGTCTAGTTCTTTCAGCTTGAGACTGCAAATCTTTATGTCTTATAGCTAATAACTCTTTCATTGTTTCATCAATTTGTTTTTGTATTTTACATTGACCTTGGTTTTCAGCTTGCTTTATACCTTTTCGCACTAACTTAAAAGCGTTTCGATATGCATTTGCTACTGCATGTTCGTTACTTTTAACAGCTTCTTGCATTAACTCATCTAACATATCAGTAGTTTCTTTAAACGCTAATCTTATAGCTGGAAAGTTTAATAAGTTATCAGTCATCATACGCTCCTATATCATATGCTCCCATGTCTTCTAGTTCGTAATCGACAGGTGCTGAGTAATGGTAGTCATCAATCAGATGAAAATGTCTAGGATATACATGTAAGCTTTGCGCTTGCCATACGATTTGACCTTCATCGTAACCAAGATCTTTACACAATCTACGCAAGACGGTTCGTTGCCAAAACAAATCGTTTATGTAGCCAAACACAGCATCATTAGATCTCATTTGTACTACAGCATGTATCAATGGACCTTTAACGTAGTATGTTACTGCATTAGTACAAACAAAATCGTTCTTACCGTGTTCTCTGTACTGAGTGTGCATACTCGGATTAGTATACACCATTGTAGCTCTACGTGAGTTTTTGTTTTGCTTTAGCTCTTGAAGTACATACTCATATTGAGTTCCGTTAAGAGCGCTATACACGAGATAGCCATAATTAGAATTAATGTCGCCTTTACTATTCGCCGCATGCTCTTTCCAAATGACTGGTACTTTTCCATATTCTTTCTCTAACTCCTTAAGATTTAAGCTAAGTGTATCATACCATCTGACCTCAGCTTCTTGATATTCACGATTCGGTTTACCAAATATTGTCGGTTCAGTTGCTAAAAAGCTAGCACCTATGATTTCAAGATTACCATCAGGCTGTATCTCTTTGTCTCGATGCATATCAATAAATGCTGTACGTATATCTTTTACGGTGTTCGCCATTCTACTACCTTTCCTGTATTCCATTTAGCTGCTTCTTCTTGTGCAGCTTCTTTAGTATCAAATAACTTTACTGGTGTTTCATTACTCCACACCGAGCCTTCCTTGACGTACTCAGTTCCATCATCGAAAGGCTCTATTACTACTGCATACAATATCATTTATTTCTGTTAAGCCACACAACACAACGTGCTGCATAATTAATTAGATCTCTAAGACAGTCATCGGCTGTATCATAGTTCACATCGCCTTGCTGTTCCATAACAGATCTAAATCGTAGTATCTTAGTTGTTAGCATACTATCAAATGACTTCCATCCATGTGGGTAATAGTCATCATCACATACGGAACCACCTTGATAGTCTTTACCTTTTTTAATCATTAACTCTGTACATTCTTCTAGTACTTTTATTGCATCGTATAAATAGGTTTCTTTCTTCAATGTAAGGTCTCCTTTACTATGCCTTCTGATATAACACTTTGTTTAACACATTCAGATAACAGGTTACTAATCGTATTCCATTCCATTTTCTCAGATCGGTATACAAAGATAGCAATGGCGAGCAAGCAGCCCGCCACCGCAAATGGATCATGTTCTTCTTCTGTTAACTCTACTACGGTCTGCATAATACGGTCATGTATTTTTATAGTTGGGTTTGTCATACTGCCGTGATCTCCTCTATATCTGCACGGTAGTTTTCAATTACATACTGACAAACTTTATCCCATGTGTCATACGTTTCGCCATCGATATCTGCTGCCACTCCATCGAACTCCTCATCATCACAGCATATTTGGAAATTACTATCCCATTCTATGCTACCATAGCACCAGATTTCTCCGCCGTCCGGTTTAACAAATACATACTTATCATTCTCTTCTGTCGTTGTATTGTCTTTAGTCATAACATTCTCCATTGTAAACTCGTCTGATCGCCACATCAGATAAACCCTAAAGTATCTTACTACTTATGTCACGTTATATGTTAGGTCCTCTCGTGCTAAGAAGGCGTAGTACTGGGCGAGTATTCTTTGTTCTATTCGTAGTATCTAGCTAACGCGTCTGCTAAATACCATATGCAGTATGCTAATGCCGCACCACCTGCAAAGCTATATAGTATAAGCTCAAGCATGAGAACTTGCTGGTATGTCGTTAACATAAACGTCATAATGCGTAGCCTTATCTAATGGTAGGTAGCAGTCATAAGCTCTTGGGTGCTTACCTTCTAATCTAGCCCATGATGTTCTTGGACCACGACCCATTAGTCTTACCCTCATTTTAGTTCCCCAGCCTCTTTCGCTGTTCATAGCTTTTACGTTCTTCTTTAACTCTATGATAGCAGGATCTTTTCGGTTTGTTACAGTAAACTTATAACCGCTCATTGGGAATCTTTCTTTGGTTACTCTATGTATTGCTGTTGTTGCTTTTTTCATGTTGCTATTCTCCTAATTAGCTAATTCAAAGTCTTCTTGCAGTTTTTCTTCTCGTTTATTATTCATCCATTCTTGTAGACAGGATACTGCATCTTTCTTATCAAGGTTAAAATCATCTACTAGATACGTACAAGCTCCAAACATATTCATCTCGCCACTTTCTCTAAGGCTATCAAGGAACTTAAAACATTCTTTCTTATAGGTTTTGGTAAGGTTTCTAGGCATGGTTCCTCCACATTGGTGATTCATCTATTTTCTTTTGATCTTCTTTACTCAGGTCGTGGTACTTTACATACTTGGCTACAGGTAAATCAACTAGGCTAAACAACCCACCTAATGTACCTAACTCATCCACTGGGTACGTCATTGCTTTATACGGAACTCGTCGAGTTTGGGAATCTTTTTGTTCCATACTTACCTCCCCTTTCTGATATACAATTGGTTTCTGTTAATTTATATTTAGGCAATACCTTTAGAGCATCTTTATGCATTTGATCCATGCGAGATATGCAATGCTCTATTGCGGTATACGGTCCTCGGTTGTCTGATAACAGTAAGCATTCAGGACCTTTTACTGCTAAATGACACATGATTATTGTTGCATATATCATTGGGCTTGTCTCTTTTGTTCATCAACAATTAGTTCTTTAAGATACCATTCAGCTTTCTTAAGATCATTTATCGCTTGACCCTTAGCTCGGTAACGCCATATGTACTTCATAATGTTACCTTGCAGGTAGCCCTGGTACCCGTCGCCGGTTGCTGCTTTTATAGCCTCAATACACTCAACATCGCCCTGCTTGTAATGCGGTGGGCTGTTTACTATTAGTTCATCAATTGTCATAAAGTCTTTTGCTACTGTCATTAGATTCTCCTTAATATAGACGGGCACCTATCCATACGATAAATGCAAATACTAGTACGGTTATTATTGTTAACATTACGACCTTTCTTCTAAGATTATAAGTCCGCCAATAGCTATGGCTAATACTATATAAAATGATAATGACATCGGTTTACTCCAAGAATAACTTGAGCCCCGCGCCTTACGGCGCGAGACTCGAGGTGCATCAGAATACAGGTGCTTCTTTGCTTACATCGGCAGCATCAACAGACTCAATGGCCTCAAAGCCCGCTGTTGGTGTATACTCTTTAAGCTCAACTACCTGCACTGCAGTCAATGAGGTGGCAACACCTTTTCTACCAGGTGCTTCATACTCATACTGCCACAAGTTGACATTAACTTTGGTACCATTACCTATGTTATTGCCATCCATTGGTTGCAGCTTTGTATCGACAATCTTAACTGGTGCGTTAGGATTACCATCGGCCTTAATGCCTTTACGCTTAAGGTTTACATTAAACGTAGCAGGATCATCTTTATCTTGCTTTACATTAAGACCATAATCTTTAAGCTCTTGGACTTTAGCCGGGTCAGAGGTTTGTATCACCATTTCCCATTGCTTACTACCGAATGGGTTAACAGGTGCGTCAGTACCAGAGATACGACAAAACTTAGCTGTAAGATCTTTTACGATTATAGAACGAGGATATGTACTCACTATATTTCTCCTTTAGGTTAAAGTTATTAAGGTAGCGCGATGAATATCGCGCCTATGAGGTGTACTTATTGGTTACATAATGGTCTACATTAAGGTTATTAGAGACTATATTTATAATCTCATCTACTCCTAATGCTACATTATACACGGCAAGTACGTAGTCAAATATTTCTTCATGTTTCATATTGGCCTCATCATGGTTTGAATGAAAGGAACTATGACTTCTAAGATAGACGGTAAGAAGATCACAAGCATAAGCAGGGAAGCTGCTATAAGCAAAGCGTTAACGACGTCTAGTATCGCTAACATTAAATCAAAGAACTTAAACATGGCAATATCTTTCTATGGTTTATATTAAAGTAAAATTATGTATATAATTTTTCTATACGGTATATCTATACGGTATATAGGTGTTTAAAGCCCGCCCTGCCCCCTCTCTAATAGGGGACAGGATAGACCACACCAACGTCTCTATACATTACGTCCATTACGTTCATCACGGAACTCTTGGTACTCTTCAAAGTCCTCATAAGCACGTGAGACACTCCAGTAATCAGGACACATCTCACGAAAGTCTTCTTCAGTAAAATGCTCTTCATGACCCCAGGTTAATCTCTGGCGTTCTTTATCGCCAACCATACCATGCATCATTACAAAATGGTTTAACCATTCTTTATAATGGTATGTTACAAATGTCTCTACACCACTAGGCGAGGTTTGAGGACTATACACTTTGTTTATAACATCGGATATTTCGGTTACAGTACGTAACACCTTATCTTCATTAAACATCAGGGTTCTAACAAGCTGTTCAGCGATGGCATAGCCAGTGCCGTCTAGCGTTTCTTTCATCTTATACATTACGTTTACCTTTCGTTGGTTTAGATTGAAGGAAAATTATGAATATAATTTTATGGCGGTGGCACGATGGACGCCTCGGTGGCCACACGGATCACCCAATGCCCATTCCAAGACGGCCCCGGTCCCCGGTCGTCGGTTTTTTACAGCTCGGTTCTCCTAAAGCAATACGGTCGAAGATAAAAAAAGAGGAGGTGAGTGCACTATAGGATTAGTATAATGCACTCTTTGAGGAAAAAATAATTTAAAATGTAGAGGTATTAGAATCAGAGGTAGTTAAAGGTGATTCTGGGGTGGAAGGTGGAGTATTTAAATTATTTTGTGGTTGATTTAAAGGTAGTGATTGATTAATAGTTTGATTAATATTATTTGGATTATTAGGTGTAGGTTGTATATTAAGAAAAGAATTAATATGTTTATGAAATTGAGTATGAATAATATTAGTTTTAGTATTAATTAATGTGTAATTTAAAGAAAATGTTTTATTAATTAATAATTGGTTATTTTGTGGATGGTTAAAGAAATGATATAAATTTAATAATTGTTGAGAATTATAAATTGGATTATTAGGATTGAAATGATATGTGGTCATTGTGTTGTATATATTAATTTATTAGATGTAATATATTTTATTTGTTGATGTTAAAATTAGTAATATATATATTAGTATAGTGATTTTTTAATATGATTATAAATGTATAAAAATATATATATTAAGGGAAAATTATGAATATAATTTTTAAAATATAAATAATGAATGAAATGAATAAAATATAAGAGAATAGATAATGAAGAAAGGGGGGTATGGAATATATATGTAGTATATATATATATATATAATAAATTTTTCCTTAAGTCTCTTTTAAGGAAGTGCCTCCTATTAGAGATAACAATTGGTTAAATTTTAACCAGGAGGTATAATGATTCTCTACAATGATCCCTGCGATGATGTAGGAGTGAGTGTTAGTGATTGGATAAAAAGGATTAATAATGAACAAGAAAACAAACAAACAAGACTTGATAGTGCTAGGTGTAGTAGGAATAATCGTCTTGCTAGCTATTGGGGTTCATTATGGATAATAGAAGAAAACTCGAACTTGTTAAGGAAGCGACGAAGCGAAAGCTCTTAACTCAATATCAGACAAACTTTGAACAGTTTGCAAAACAACAAATCAAAATTATTACTAAAGATGCTAGTAAAGGATTTGTGCCATTTATATTTAACGAAGCTCAGCAAAAAGTAAATGAAGCATTAGAGCAGCAGTTGAAGGAGAAGGGCAGGGTTAGAGCTTTAATACTAAAAGCTAGACAACAAGGTATATCTACGTTCTGTACCGCACGTACAGCTTGGAAAAGCTTTTTTACCCCTAATGCTCGATCAGTAGTTATGGCTCATGATAGTGCTACTTCTGATGCTTTGTTTGCTATGAGTAAAAACTTGTTTGACCGTATGGCAGATGAGTTTAGACCTAAGTTGCTAGCTTCAAACGCAAAGGAGATTAAGTTTGAACATAATAATGCAGGTTATAGATTATATACTGCGGGTAGTCCTGAAGCAGGCCGAGGTACTACCCCTACAATCGCCCACCTTAGTGAGGTGGCCTTTTGGACTTTTGACGAAAAGATTCTTGCCGGACTTTTCCAAGGTATCTCTCAAGCTGAGGGTACCGAAGTTATATTGGAATCGACGGCCAACGGCGCTAAAGGAGAGTTTTATAGGCTTTGGAAACAAGCTGAAAGAGATTATGAGAAAGGTGGTACTGAGTACGTACCTATCTTTCTACCTTGGTATATCACTTCTGAATATAGGAGAGAAGCTCCGGAAAGCTTTGAGCCTACTGAAGAAGAGTCTAAACTTATGGATAAACATGGACTGGACTTTGATCAGCTATATTGGCGCAGGCTTAAGATTGCTGAGTCGGGTGAAAGAAAGTTTCTGCAAGAATATCCGACGACTGCTGAAGAGGCGTTCTTAGTAAGTGGTAACAGCGTCTTTGATGCTGGTAAGCTAGCTGAACTAGAGCCAGTACCTTATTTAAAGAAGATGAAGCTTGACCTTGATTCTAAGTTTTTTGAAACTACGAATGAAGGTGATATAGAAATATACGATTACCCAGACCACGATATGGGTTATGTTATTGGTGCTGATGTAGCACTAGGTGTAGGTAAAGATTATTCTGCTGCTGTAGTTATAGATGAGAACAGAAACATAGTAGCAGCTTATAGAAACAATAGAATAGATCCTAGTAAGTTTGGTGACTTCTTATTCTATCTAGGTAGGTATTATAATAATGCTTTGCTTGCTGTTGAGTCTAACTCAATGGGTATAGCAACACTACAGAAGCTAGATGATATGTCATACGTAAACTTATACAGACAAACTAAAATATCTAATATATCTAACCAGGAGGGCGATAGGCTAGGTTTTAGAACAACTACAGCGACTAGGAGTACAATCATAGGTAATCTTAAAAATGCACTTGAGAACGATGATGTGTATGTACCTAGTGCTGAAATTATACAAGAACTAAAAGATTATATCGTAAACGATCAAGGTAAAGCAGAAGCAGCAGCCGGTTGTCATGATGATTATGTCATGTCTTTTGCTATAGCACTGGAAGTGCTGCGCTCACATTACGATCGTATAACAACCAATAAGGTTCCTTGGAATCAGAAGTTTATGGATATAGAACAAGATGACACGAGGTGGATATGATATTAGAAACAGCACTAATGTGCATGGCAGCAAACATATATCATGAGGCAAAAAACCAGTCTATGCTAGGACAGTTTGCAGTAGCACAAGTAGTAATGAATCGAGTAGAAGATAGCAGGTTTCCAGATACAGTATGTGAAGTAGTTAAGCAAGGTTTAACTTATAGAAATGGTAAAGTAGTTATAGGTAAATGTCAGTTTAGCTGGTACTGTGATGGTAAGTCTGATGAACCTAATAAAGATAGCAAAGCCTGGAGTAATGCTATAAGACACGCATCTATAATAATGGGTGAAAGTATTAACTTAGACGTAACCGATGGAGCTACTCACTATCATGCAAGCTACGTTAGACCTGCATGGGCTAAGACTAAAAAGCGTACAACCAGAATAGATAAACACATATTTTATCGCTGGGAAAAGTAACCTGTCCCCTATTAGAGAATTTTATAGAGAGAATAAATTATGGTAAATCTATCTGTTGGAAGAGGCGAGAAATTGCCTACTAAAAAAGGAGCTGGATTAACCGCAAAAGGAGTAGCAAAGTATAGACGTGCTAATCCTGGATCTAAATTAAAAACCGCTGTAACCGGTAAAGTAAAGCCTGGAAGTAAAGCTGCAAAACGTAGAAAGTCTTTTTGCGCTAGATCTAAAGGTTGGACAAGCGAACGAGGTAAAGCAGCTAGAAGAAGGTGGAAATGTTAACATGGTAAAACTTACAAAAAAGAAATTTCCTAAAAGCAAAGGTACCGGTAAGAGTACTAAGAAAACTGGTATAGCTGCTAAAGCTGCAGAATCAGGAATACCTGCAAGCGTACTAAGCGCAGTATACAGAAGAGGTATAGGAGCTGCTAAGACTGCAGGTACAAGACCAGGAGTTAAGTCACCACAACAATGGGCTATGGCTAGAGTAAACTCATTTATCGCTAAGAAGCCAGGTACATGGGGAGGAGCTGATAAAGACTTAGCTGCTAAAGCTAGAGGTTCTAAAAAGAAGAAATCATGAGCAAAGTACACCCTAACTCACTAAAGAATCTGCGCCCCTTCTCTAAAGAAGGTGCGCGCGCCGGCCAAAAGAATTCTGTTATAGCGCGTAAAGCTAATAAAGAGGCGCGAGAAGCATTGAAACTTACATTAAACGATTGGAAAGCTTTAAAAGAAGAAATTAAAGATGATGCTCCTGCTGCTTTAGATGTATTAAAAATAGCTATGACAAAAGCTTTATCTGTAGAAGATATGGATGAAGCTACAAGATTAGCAACAGTATTAGCAGAGTTTGAAGCACCTAAACTACAAAGACAAGATATAAATCAAGTAACTAAGACTGCCGACTTGACTGACGAAGAATTACAAGAAGCACTAGATGATATTGAAGTACAATTTGGTGTAGAACCTAAAAATCTTAACTGAGGTAATAAATGTGGAAGATACGAAATCCTTACAAAAAGGTAGCAAGTACAATGAGTATGACGAAGATGGCGACGGAATCGTCACAGATGAAGAACTGCGGCATGTCAAAGAAATTAAGGAAGTCGAGCATAATTTACGGAAACAGCGTGCACAAAGAAGAATGGCCACTTGGACACTTATCGGAATGGGTGCGTTCACGGTGGTAATGTTTGTTTTGCCTTTAGATAGGATAGCTGCGTTAGCAGATATTAGTAACTTATTTTATATTAGTGGCGCGGGTATAGTAGGCGCATATATGGGTACAACAGCCTATATGAGCAAGAAATAGAAAGGAAAGTTATGGCTTTTAAATTATCACAAAGATCGTTTCAGAAATTAGTTGGTGTACATCCATATTTAAATTCTGTTGTAAAAGATGCCATTGAGCTAACTAAGGTAGACTTTGGTGTTATATATGGTGTAAGAACCGTAGAAGAACAAGAAAAGCTAGTAGCTGCTGGCAGATCACAAACTATGAAAAGTAAACACTTAAAACAAGAAGATGGGTTTTGTCATGCTGTAGATTTAATGGCATATGTAGATGGAGAACCTTGTTGGGAAATAAATGTATACGATGATATATGTGATGCAATGAAAGAAGCTGCTAAGAAAAATAACATAGCTGTTAAGTGGGGAGCTGCTTGGTCTGAAGGTGATATTAGAGATTATCCAGGC